AGAAGATCTGCCGCGCGCGTTCATCCGTGTCCGCATCGCGGAAAATGCCGGACCCCGAAATCGCGGCGGTCTTCACCCCCGCGCCGCCCAGCAATTCACGCCAGCCGCCGGTCGATTCCAGACTGGTCACATCCACCGTGTCCGCGTTGAAGCTGAGCCGCGAGGCGCGCAGCCCCGCCATGGTCTGGAAGGTGCCGTTGCCATCCAGATCGACCTTCAGCAGAAGGTCCTTTCCGTTCTGTGCCACCATTTTAATCTCCGTTATTCAGTATGTTACACCGTTACTTTCAGGTATTGCCTCAACCCGTGTCCTCATCCAGCCGGGCGCGGAACCAGACCTCGACCAGCCTGTCCGCGGCCTTGCGCCGCGCTTTCGCCCGGTAGAAATGCAGCCGCGCGACGCGCCCGCGCGACAGGCTCAGCGGCGTCGAAAGCAGTGCATCCGACACCGCCGCCGCCGCCTCTTTGGCCGCGTGGAACCCCGCCGCGCTGCTGGTGACGATGACGCTGATCTCGTGTTCCGCGCCGCCGGCGCTGACATCGGACCGGTCGCGCACCTTCTCCGGACCCAGCGTCACGTGAAGCGGCGGCAGCGGGCCGGGCGGTAGCGCGTCGTAAACATGTCCGCCGACGATCGCCGCCAGCGCGCCGTCGCCGCTCAGCACATTGTAGATCGCCATCTGCAACGCCGCCGTCATGCCATAGCTCATGTCGCGCCCTCCTCGGTGGCAAAGCAGATCAGGAAGCGCCCGCCGGGGTCGCTCTCCGTCACCGCGTCGATGTGGAAAAGTCGCGCCCCGTCGCGGAACCGCTGCGAGGACGTGGGCCGCGACGGGGCGCCCTGCGGAGCCGCGCGCACAGTGATCTTGAAGCCCATCCGCGACAGCCCCGCTGCATCGCGTCCCGTGCGCGGCTTGACCTCACCCCAGAGCTGGCCAAGCGGCACCCACCCTTCGGTATGGCCGCCCGCGCCATCGGCCACCCGCACCGGCCCCTCCAGAAGCAGGCGCCGGCTCAGATCAGGACGCGCGCCCATCAGCCCAGCCCCCGCATCCGGACCGAGCGGTAGGGCTCGATAAGCACCGCGACCCCGCAGGCCATACCAGCCTCGCCGGTGCCCTGCGCGTCGTAATATTCCGCCGCCTGCAACAGCACCGCCTGGCGCAGATCGGCGGGAATCCGGTGCCAGTCGAGGCCGTATCCAGCGCTAAGCTCGATCTCGATGGACCCACCGGTGGACGGGTTCGGCAGGCTCGTGACCGCGACGATGGCCGGGCGGTGCGCATCGACCCGCAAACTGTAACCGGCCGGGTCGAGCAGCGTTTCCACCCCTGCCCGCGACACCAGCTTGACGCTGTCGATCGCGGCCACCGGCGCCACCGGCAGAACCTGTTCCAGTGGCGATTGCCAGTGGCTGAGATGCCAGTTGAACCCGCGCCGGAACAACGCCTTGCCGATCCGCGCCTCGATCGCCGCAAGCGCCGCGCGCAGGCTGCTTTCCAACTGCGCATCCTGGCTGCCATCATCGGCAAACCCGGACGCAAGGCGCAGGTGATCGGTCAGCTCGGTGATCGGCAGAAGGGCACTGGACACTGAGGACATTTCGACCATCATCATGTTGTTTTTTCTCCGCAAAGACTGCCTCGGGAAGGGTTGGCATGGACGGGCCCGCACCGCTCATGCGGGGGACCAAATGGCTGGAGGCCGCGAAAGCCCGCCCATGCCGCCCACGCCCCGAAAACCGGGGCGCGGGGTCTCTTGGCCACCGGATCAGGCGATGCCGAACTTCAGCAGCTTGATTGCGGCGAAATCGCTGACATCGCCACCGACGCGCTTGGTGGCATAGAACAGCACATGCGGCTTGGCGCTGAACGGGTCGCGCAGCACCCGCAGATCCGGCCGCTCCGCAATGGTGTAACCGGCGCCGAAATCGCCAAAGGCAATCGCCATCGCGTTCGAGGCGATATCGGGCATGTCCTCGGCGATCAGCACCGGATAGCCCATCAGCCGCGCCGGTTCGCCGGCGGCCAGCCCGTCGGACCACAGGAAGCGGCCATCGGCATCCTTCATCTTGCGCACCGCGCCGGCGGTCTTGGAATTCATCACGAAGGCGGCGTTGGCGCGATACCTCGCGCCCAGCGAATAGACCAGATCGACCACCGCGTCGGCCGGGTTTACCATGTCGAAATCGCCATCCGTGCCGGTGATGACGTAGCCCAGGTTGCCCCAGGACCAGCTCGCATCCGCCACCGTCGTATGGCTCAGGAACCCGGTCGGCTTGTCCACTCCGTCCCCGACGACGAAGGCCATCGCCTCGGCGCGGGCGAACTTGTCGGCGATGCGGCCGGCCAGCCAACCCTCGATATCGAAGGCGGTGTCGTCAAGCAGGCGCTGCGACGCCTTGGGCAGCGCCGAAAGCTCGTGCAGCGGGATCGAGATGCGTTCGATCTGCGGCGTGTCGGTTTCTGTCGCGGTTGCGGTTTCGGTGGCCCAGCCGGCGCCCACGTCGGTGGTGTCGACCAACACGTCGAACGAGGTCGCCTCGACATTCACCACGTTGGCGATCGCCCGCAGGCTCGACGCGCCGCGCAGTACGCCCTGGATCATCTCGGCAGTCTGCGGATCGACGAGGTAGCCACCCTCGGCATTCACCGCGGTGTTGAGCGCCTTGCCCTCCAGTTCCAGCCCGCGCAGGCCGTCATCGTCACCGGTGCGCAGGTAGGCGCCAAGCGCCTTCGTGTGCGGCGCGGCCTCGTTGGCGGCGGCGGAAAGCGCGGGGCGCAGATGGCTCATGGTCTTGGTGTTCAGCATGGAGATACGCTCTTCCTGTTTTTGAAGTTTCCTGGAAATGTCGTCCTGAAACTGACTGAATTCATTCAGAAATCCAGTCAGTGCAGATGTCACCTCGCGGGTCGGGTCGTCGGGCATGGCCCCGCCGCCCGAGCCCTTGGTCTCGGTCTCGGTCATCACGTCATCCTGATTGTTGGAGGGAATGCGCGGGCCTTAGCGCGCCGCCAGTTTGCGGCGGGCGTCCTGGAACACCGTCGCCAGTTCATGCAGGACGTCGCCCTTGGCCTCATTGGCCTGTCGGGTGCCGACCCGCGCCTGCGGAAGCATCGGAAAGGTCACCAGCGACACCTCCCAAAGATCCACCTCGGAAAGGAGACGCTGCCCCTTGTCACTCTTGCTCGCTCGGATCGTGCGATAGCCGATCGACAAGCCGTCGATCGCGCCCGCGCCGATCAGCGCCGCCGCCTCGCGGCCCTTTTCCACCGCATCGAGGATCCGGCCCTTGACCCAGAGACCTCTGCCATCCTCGTGCAATTCGTCCCAGACCCCGATGGGTTGCGCCGGATCGTGCTGCCACAACATCTTGACCCGGCGGCCCTGCGTCGCAAGCCCTTTGAGGCTGCGCGCATAGGCACCTTTCTGCACCACATCACCGCCTTGGTCGCAGGCGTCGAACAGGCTTGCGTAGCCCTCGATCACATGGCCGTCGCTTACCGTCAGCGCCTCGTCGAAGCGGCAGAATTTCACTTCCAATCCGCTTGGGGAAAACTCAAGCATTCCAATCTCCTATCCAGCAGAGCTCATCTGAATGATGTCATTGATCGCCTGCGCCAGAACCACGCTGACAACGCCGAAAACGGCTAGCCACAGCCGCCGCTCCAGCCGCTCCAGCGCCGTCTCGATCGCATTGAGGCGAAACTCCAGCGCCTGCCAGCGTTCATCGGCGACGCGTTCATTGGCCTCGATCCGGGCATTGGCGGCGTCGAACGGGGCGTAGAGGAAGCGCGAACCGCCCGCTTCGCCCCGCCCGCTCATGCATCCTCCGGCAACGGCGGCAGCCCCAGCATGGCACGCTTTTCGGCAGGCGTCAGAAACGCGGCCTCCGCCACGCGGGCCCACTGCGCATCGCGCTCCACTCCCAGCGCCGGCACCTGGTCCAGATCGGGCCGCAGCTCCGCCATCTCGCCCGCATGACCCGCCAGCCAATGCGCCAGCGATGCCAGAACCTTGGCCGCCAGCGGCAGCACGGTCAGGCGGTAAAACGCCCGGTTTGCCTCGGCGTAATTGGCATAGGTGGCGTCGCCGGGAATGCCCAGCATCATCGGCGGCACCCCGAAGGCCAGCGCGATATCGCGCGCAGCGGCGTCCTTGGTCTTGTGAAACTCCATGTCCGAGGGGCTGAACCCCATCGGTTTCCAGTCGAGCCCGCCTTCCAGCAGCATCGGCCGCCCGGCATTGCGTGCGCCCTGATGGTGGCTTTCCATCTCCGCCTGCAACCGCTCGAACTGGTCGGGCGTCATCGTGCCCGCGCCATCCGCGCCGCGATAGATGATCGCGCCAGAGGGCCGCGCGGCATTGTCCAGAAGCGCCTTGGACCAGCGCGAGGCGCTGTTGTGCACGTCAAGCGCAGTCGCCGCCGCCTGCATCGGCGACAGCCCGTAATGGTCGTCTTGCGGGTGGAACAGCTTCACATGGCAGATCGGGCTTGCCCCCTGCACGTGGAAGCGGTGTTTCTTGCCGCCCACCGCGTAATCATAGGCCACCGGCCAGCCGTCAGACCCCGGCACGAGGCTCATCCGGTCGGACCGCAGCACGTGCAACTCCCCCGGCAGGGTGCCATCGGGGCTGACCGCCTCGACATAGCCATTGCCCGACAGCAGCAATTGCGCGTAGAGCGCCTCAAGGAACTCGGCCTTCCCCTGCGCCACGTTGGGCCGACCCAGCAGCGCCAGCAGCGGATGCACCTCGTAGCGCCGCTCGGCATCCTGGCACAGCACCGGCAACGCGGCAGCGGCCTCCGCGATCAGCTTGACCGCGCGAAACCCCACCGGGTTTCCGGTAAATCCCGTCCTTGTCAGCGAAACCGTGTCGCGCGGGCTCCACGCCACCCGGCCCGACCCGGCCCAGGCCACCACCCGGCCGGTCGCCGAGGCCTTGGCCTCCGGCACCTCCGGTTCGGCCCGTCGCAAGAAATCCAACACCATCCGCGTGTCTCCTTTTTTCCGAATTGAAAAGGGCGCCCCCGCAGATTGCGAAGACGCCCCGAAAGGGCGGATGAGCGCCCCGTTCCAGCGGTCCCGTCAGATTGACCGGATCCCCGGCCGCGCCTGTCCCCGCGCGGGAAGAATCATCC